CGGACAGGAAGAGGAGTATAATAACGAGGATAGACCCAAGAAATCATTTGAGGGATTTAAGTTTTGAGAGGATACTATTCAGTCTTTGATCCCGATGGCAAGAAAATTGCTGATTGTGGTGCTATCAAAGATGCCGTTAATCTTATTAGAATGAGAGGTGATGGGCATTACTATCAATTTAACCCAATCTATGAAACAGTTGACGTTCAACTCTTGGAAAGACCAGAACTTCCTACCAGAGATATTACTATTGATGTGAATAGTAATTCTTATGAAGTAGAAGAACCTGAATACATTGAAGTCCAAGGACAAAAATTACAAATACAACAATCCGAACAACCCAAATTAGACTTATGAGTAAAGTAAACACTGATGCATATCTTGAGTTTGTGAATGCCGTCACATCTCAACCCAGTCAAGATGCCGATGCCTTTGAGTATCGTATTCAAGAACTTCGTGGAGAAGGATTTGAAACACACCGACTTCTTACTGCTGCTGTAGGAATGTCTGCTGAGGCAGGTGAGTTTACTGAAGTTGTAAAGAAGATTATCTTTCAAGGCAAACCAGTCAACGAAGAGAACCTGTTCCACCTCAAGCGTGAACTTGGAGACATCATGTGGTATGTTGCACAGGCATGTATGGGACTTAATATTTCTCTTGATGATATTATTGAGATGAATGTAGATAAACTCAAGTCAAGATATCCTGGTGGTGAGTTTGATGTTCATCATTCTGAAAACCGTGTTGAGGGAGATGTATAATGGATGGTGCAGTACACGCTTGGCATTCCATGGGTTATGGTGAGGGATTTCTCTTCTCCGTTTGGATCTTAGGAATGTATTATGTTAAACTACAAATGGATAAAAAGTTTGGACGATGAAAAAACTGGAGAGTCTTTAAATGCTAGCGAAAACACTTGAATCTATTGCTAAGAATGAACTCTATATGGGTTATATTTTTGGCATCATGATCTTGGGTGGATTCATCCGTGATTATAGTGCTCTTGAAGATGTGTATGCCTTAGCAAAAAAATATATCAAGGACAACCGCGTCCTTGTTATTATCACCTCACTGTTGGGTGGTATACTTCCTATCCCTGGACGTGTAGCATTGTCTGCACCACTCCTAGATGGTATTGCTCCACGAGATCAGGAGCGTCGTTCTGATTTTGGTGTGATTGATTACTTATCAGTCCACCATTACTACTGGTGGTCTCCACTAGAGAAAACTGTTGTTCTACCTATGGCAGTGATGGGTATATCCTATGGAACATTCTTGGGATATACTATTGTTCCTTTGCTTATCACCCTGACATATACCTGGTGGTATATCTTTACTAAAGTTCCTGTATCATCTGTTGTCCCTAATCTAGATTATGTTCGTGAGTTCAACTGGCGTCGTGCTCTTACTGGATGGGCACCACTGATTGCTACTGTTATTCTTCTATTGAATACAGGCAAAGGTGGGGCAATCTTCTTCTTCCCTTGGTTCCTTGGAATGGCAATCTACTATTCCATTGTGTTCAAAGATTGGAAATGGGGTAAGTGGTTGGATGGTAAGTTTGCCATCGTTGCCACACTTGTTCTTGCTCTTGGTGGTGTGGTGGGATTGGTGAAAGGACCAGTGATGGAGTATCTCAATGCAGCAACGCCTGGGATGCTTATACCTGCTTCTTTAGTTGCTATGGTTGCTGCTTACATCATGGGTTCATCTGGTAAGTATGCTGGTATGACCTCTGCTCTTGTAGCAATCTTTGGACCTAATTATCTGGTATGGTTCCTTTGCACGGAGTATTCTGGTTACTTAATCTCACCCGCACATAAGTGTCTCATGATCGGACAACAATATTTCGGCACACCAATTCGCAAATACTATGCTGTGCTTTCTAGGCTGTGTGTTATATTGATTGGGTATGCGGCACTCACAACTTTCGTATTCTAATGTATACGATTCTTAATTACGCTACAGCATTTTGGACGGTAGTTGTGATGAATTGTATACAACCTGTGAACTGGAAATATTGTTACCGTGTTGACCAATGGTTAGTTCCCGATATTCAAGAAGGATGGAAACATTATACTGGTGAAATAGTTCCCTATCAAACGGAAAAAGAGTATTTAAAGTCAATGAAAGATTAATTATAAATATCTTTATAAGAATTGTGTTGTCTGGAAATGAACTCCAAAGAAATTAATAGTATTGCAGAAGCATATGCTAAAATGAATATCCGAGGAAATGATTCTGAGGAGCAAAAAAAGCGTCTTGAGAAGAAGCGTGGTATGAAATTGGACGATCATCCACAATTTAAAAAGGAAGCAAAATTAGATCCTGTTGGTCAGGAAGATGAAGATATTAATAATGATGGTAAGAAAGATAAAACAGATAAGTATTTGAAGAATCGTCGTAAGGCAATCGGTAATGCAATTGCCAAAGAGCAAGTTCATCTAAATGATATTTCTAAGACTTATTTGGATCAGGTTTCTGAACTCTATAAGGGTAAGCACGGTCAGACTGAAAAGCAGTATCAAGATTCCCGTTCCGATGCTGGCAAGATGGTCTCTGGCGACTCTAAGATGAGTGGTTCTAAGTATGCTCAAGGCAGAAGAACTGGTAGTGATGCTGGTCCTCAACCTGCTGGTGGGTCTAAGAAACCAGCAAGTCAAGGTAAGATGGACAGAGGATCACGCATTGATCTTCAGTTCCGTAAAGCAGCACTGAAGAAAGAAGAACTCGAAGCAACTGGACTGTTCTCTGAAAAGGAAATTGCTGCTATAGAAGAAGCAATGAGTTCTTATGACAAAAATCGTAAGAGAGCAGCACAAAGAGCAGCAGACAGAAATGCTGCCAGAGCTGCTGGTAAGACTGGTGTAGTTCCTGGTGTAGGTTATGTAACTGCTAGAAAGGAGAAAGAATCATATACTGATGAGAAGGGCACCGAACGCCATAAGTCAGGAGCAAAAATGCCATGATGAAGTCCTATCGGAATTTCTCTGAGGACATTGAGCAGCGTCGTCAGGCAATGAAGCAAAGGTCTAGTCAGCAACTACAAAAATTTAAAGCAAGAACTGCTGGTGCTCAACAAGAAAGACAGGCAGATGCTTCTGATCGCGAAAATCTAAAAAAAGAAATCAAAAAAGAATTACAACAAGACTCTAAATAAAGTGAAAAGTCGGTGGAGCGTATTCCTATGGCAATTACAATTCCTCAAGATGCAGTAAAAACTTTCGAAAAAGTTATGGGTGCATTGGGTGGAGAAGATTACTCTTACTATCTCTTTGATGTTAAGAATGTCAATGAAAAACCCAGAGCAAAGAAAGTTGTTGAGATGGTGGTTTATGTGCCACAAGCAAAAAGGGTAGCAGCAGCTGCTAGCATTCAAGCGTCTCTTGATGGTGATGGAGTTATTGCTGAGGTTTTGGCAAAAGAAACTGAATTAGATGTATATTTGATTGGTGATACAAAAAAATATATTAGAATCCTTGTAAAACCAAATGGATCAAAAGGATCAGGTGGCGGATCTGCAGCAACAGCAATTCAAGAAGCAGCACAGTGTGTATATGCTGCCATGAGATATTATTGTGGTGATAAAGAAATTTATACTGAGGAAGATCTCAAGTGTGGTATGAAATATACTTCCTCACCTGGGGTGAAACTGCAAGATATCATGGGTCTTCCAAAGGAATGGAAAGAGGGATCTCAGAAAGGAGCAAATGAAATTTATAAAGAGGTTGGTCCTGGAAAATATGTGTTTGTAAGAGGTGACAAACTGATTGATGATGGATCAATCAAAAAAGCATTTGGTAGAGTAAAAGGACAAACTAATCTTTCATCTGAAGATAAGTGGAATCCTGCTGATATTTGGATGATAAAAGCAGGAGAAAGGAGAAAGATCAAAAAACATTTGGATGGGGAGAATACTATAGATTGTTTGAATAATGCACTTCTTCAAAGATTTAATGATAAATCTTTAATTGGTATTTCTCTCAAAAAGATTGAGGGTGATCCAAGAATGGATATTAAGAACAATCAATCTGCTGCAGTTAGAAAGGCAAATGAAAAGGCAAACTTTCAAAAATATGATCTTACTTTTTTATCCTCTATGGATGTCTATCTTTATTATGGACCAGGAACTTTTGAAAAATTTCAAGCAAGAAATTTTGGTGGGTCTTCAAAAGGAGATTGGAAGTTGGAACTAAAAGGAAAGTCTGCTGCCCAGGGAAAAATTCAGGGCACAGTTCTTATTGAACTTTTGAGAAATGCTGGATTTGCAAACATCTCTCAGTTTAAAATTCCAACATGGGCAGAATCTGCTCCGGGAGCAAGTGCGGCACAGACAAAAATAACAAATGAAATATATGATTTGCTAAAGAAGCATAATGCAGATAAATTTGATAAGGCTCCAAAAGCAGAGGCAAATAACAAAGCACAAATTGCTCTCCAGGATAAATCTTGGAGATATAGTAAACTTGCTGGTCTAAGATTTTTAGATTGGTTAAAGCACACTTGTAAAGACAAAGATATGGCAATGAAGGAAATCTATCTCTATGCCTCTTCTCAATCTGATAAGTCATCCGTATATTATAAACTACAATGAAACCTGAAATAAAAGAACTAGTAAAATCCTTCAAATCAAAGAAAAAAAATGAGCGGGAAAGATATAATGATTTTCTTTATCATTGCTTTATGGCATATCATGATAAAGTAAAATCAAAATCGCCAGATAAGGTTAAGAATAAATATATTATTATGAGGGATAGTATGCTTAAATACCTCATAGCACATGAACAAGAAGTAATAGAACAATTAAGTAAATGAAGTCTTTCTTTCAATTTCTGCGTGAGAGTACTGCTGTTCAGCAAGCCACCCGTCTTGGATTAAAGACTGATGGTCATGGTGGATGGTATGATAATAAGGGAGAGTTTGTTGCAAAGACAGAAAAGGGAACACTAAAATTTTTCAATAAGCGTCAGAGAGTAGGAAAGCAAGATCCGCCACAAACTGATAAAGAAAAGAATTTATCTGCAACATCATCGGCACCTGCTGTCGCACCAGAGGAACCCACACAGGCAAAAGCAGCACCGGAACAAGAACCACAAAAAGATGCTAACACTCCTGTAGTATTAGAACCACCCGAAGTTGAGAAGACAAAAGGAACTCTCACAATTGCCTTTGGTAGATTTAATCCTCCTACCACCGGACATGAAAAACTTTTAGATACAGTTTCCAAGTCATCCGATGATGGTGATTATGTTATTGTTCCATCGCGTAGTCAAGACCCCAAAAAGAATCCATTAGATACTGATACTAAAGTCTCTATCATGAGACAGATGTTCCCTCAGCACAGTGAGAGAATTGTTAATGACCCTCAGAACAGAACCATCTTTGATGTCTTGAAGAAGGCACATATGGATGGATATGCCAATGTAAGAATTGTTGGTGGTGCAGATCGCCAGAAAGAATTTGACAAGTTGGTTAATAATTATAATGGTAAGATGTATCAGTTTGATAATGTAGAGGTTCGTTCTGCCGGTGATCGTGATCCTGACTCTGATGATGTAGAAGGAATGTCTGCATCAAAGCAAAGAAAGGCAGCAGTAGAAAATAATTTTGATGCCTTCTATAAAGGTATTCCCTCCTCAATGTCTAAGAAGGCAGCAAAGGAAATGTTTAATAATATTCGTCTTGCGATGAATGTTTCTGAAGGATGGAACATGTGGGAAATCTCTCCTATATTTGATTGGAAGAATCTTCGTGAAAATTATATCAAAAAGAATATATTCAACCTGGGTGAAATTGTTGAAAATTTAAATCATGGACTGGTTGGTAGAATTATTCGTAGAGGCACTAATTATCTAATCTGTGTCACAGAGGATAACATTATGTTTAAGTCCTGGATTAAGGATGTTATGGAATCCAAGAAAGAAATGCCTAATGTTGCACCCAAAGATAGAGCAGCAATTAATGCTCGTGCAAAGAATGTTTTTAAGAAAGATTTAAAAGGAACTGTGGTTGGCATAAACGAACAAAAGAATACTGAGGTGTCTGGAGTTCCTGGTGATCAACGACTTATTGGAACTGATGCACACTTTAAATATGTAAAGTCTTTGGTTCCTGGAAGTGACTGGGGAAAACAATTCATAAATAAGTATAGAAAAAAGTAACTATTTGTTTGTTTCCAAATGAGTAACACAATATCTGAAGAACCAAATACACAACAACCAGGTGGTGCTGTTGATAAAGTAAGGAAGGCTGCGAGGCAACTTGCTTACGATGTTCGCTACAAAGTGAAGGGACAATTTAAGGATGGTCAGAAATCTGATGCCGCATCCTTGAAGCGTGCTTACATGCAGCAACTGGGTAAGTCTCCTGCTCCTGGTCCTGTCAAAGTAATGGCAAAAAAGATGCTTGTTGGAGAAGCATATGATTTAGTTGATGTATCTGATACTGTCAATGAATCTGTTGTCAATGCACTTCTGAAAGTCTTTGCTAAGAAAACACAACTAGAAGATGCAGATGGAAATGTCGCATATGAGGTGACTGACATCGTTCAGGAGGAGATGAAGGATACAAAGTATAAAGTTAGAGTCACCGATAAATCAACCGGTAAGACTTATGTCAGAATGGCAGATCGTGAGAAAATTGGTCAGTTGAGAGCAGACCCTAGAATCTCTTCTGTTGAGATGACCGGATATGGTGATTCATATGATAAACCTGTCGGTAAAGGAAAGGGTGAAGAAGAAAAGAAGGAGACCGCAAAGGAAGAATTCATCCATGAGGTAAATGTAGAGGATGATAATCCTGAGGCAAATACCAAGAAGATTGATGTGATGAAAGGAAAAAATAAAATCATCATCAATCCAACTCAATCCGAAGAGGCAAAACCTGAAGAGGACACATCTGCAGAAAAGACCAAAGAGAGTTCTGCCGATAAGAGAATCAGAATGGTGAAGAGAAAGATTCTCCAGAGCAAGATGCAGGCAGTCCGTCAGGGTGCCGGTGCAGATATTGTTGCTCACACTGAATTAGAGGGTGAAGAAATTTCTGAGAAAGCAGGATGTGCTCATACTCATGAAGGCACAGAATGTTCCGTTCATGGAAAAAGTGAGTGTCCTCCCGAGTCTTCTTCCAAAAAAGAAAAAGAAGATACTGATGATTACAGAAGTATGCCTGCAAAGGTCAATATGGTTAGGAACAAATTGAGAGCAATGGGTCTCAAGATGTCTTATGAACCAAAAGGTAATGAGATTGATGAGGAAGCATCTGATTCTATGAAGGATCGCCGCATGGAGCGTGGTGGTGTTGATGGCAACAACCGTTACAACAAACCAGTTAGTAACACACCAAATACATTCGGTAAGAAGAAACCAAAGTATGATGGTATGTCTGCAATTGAGAAAGTAAAGGCAAGCATCCGTGCCAAGCATGGACAGGGTGCCATTATTGATACTAAGAAGAAGTAATGCCTGCAGTATCACAAAAGCAACAGAAGTTTTTTGGAATAGTTCGTGCCATTCAAAAAGGAGAAATGGCACCGACGACTCCTGAGACTGCAAAGGCAGCTGCCGATATGAAGAAGAAAGATGTGAAAGACTTTGCATCTACTAAACATAAAGGTCTTCCTGAGAAAAAATCTCTCAAAGAGTTTTTGGAGAATATATAGTATTAGTAATTGAGATTTACCATGCTTGCATTCCTACTACCATTAGCATCCAAAATCATTAAAGATGCAGTATCTAAAATTCCAGAAAACGAAGAACTGGGTGAGAAAATGGTTGAGATCTGTCTTGTTATTCTTGCTAAGGCAGTTAAGTTGACCAAAACTGATATGGATGATCAACTTCTTGAAGTCGTAACCAAATCAATTAACGCACGTAAAGAGTAGAAAATGAACAAGAAACACATTAAGGAAGAGGGTCTGCGTGATTGGTTTGGTAAATCTAAATCAAAAGGTGGCAAAAAAGGATGGGTCAATGTTGTGACAGGAGATTCCTGTGCAAGTGACAAACCCGGTGAAGGTATTCCCAAATGTGTTTCTTCTTCTAAAAGGGCAAGTATGTCTAAGAAAGAAAGAGTTGCTGCTCAGGCAGCAAAGAGAAGAGAAGATCCTGGTCAACAAAAGAAGTCTGGCGCATCTAAACCCACTATGGTAAAAACTGATCGTAAAGTAAGAAAGGAAGAAAAATTTGTTCCTCCATACGAGGAGTTGAAAACTGTTGCTAGAGAAAAAGAAAAGAAGAAATCTCGCATGAAGGCAATGGAAGTTAATGGCGCACTTGATGAAAATGTTTCATCTGGAAAATCACGTCTAGCTAAAATGGGTAGGGTTCCTGGAAAACCTACTGGTGCCATTACTAATACAGAAAAATCGGCAGAATTAAAAAAACAAAAAGACACAGAAAAGTCAAAGGATAAAGCAGTTGCAAATAAAGTGGATGTATCAGGAATGAGTCCTTTTGATGCAGCCAGGGTAAAGAAGAGAGCAGAATTTAAAGCAGAAAAGGAAAGATTGAGAGCACAGAAAAAAATGAGAAGAGAAGAGACTGAAGTACTTGATGAAGCAAAAGATAAGAAAGGTAAAGGCAGTGGAACTAAAGATGCCTGTTATCATAAGGTGAAGTCTCGTTATTCTGTATGGCCTTCTGCTTATGCATCTGGAGCACTTGTAAAATGTCGTAAGGTTGGTGCTGCCAACTGGGGTAA